CCTGATCCAGAGCCAGTACGTCCGCCTGCGGGAGGGTCGCAATGAACGGATACACACTACCAGGCGGATGTGGAGAACAGGCAGCGATGACATGCGTGGAGCAGCTGCAAGACCTGTACCGAGCCTACATGGAGTTAATCTCTGGCGCGCAGATCGCCATGACGCAAAGCGCAGACTTCCGGCGCGTTGAGTTCACCAAGGCAAACATCAATGACCTGATCTCTCACTACAATATGCTGTGGGATCAGTGTGGCGCCGCAAGCGGACTGCCTCGCCTTGAGTCCTCACGCTCCGGCGCGCGGCGTGGCGGTCCAGCGATCGTCGGTTGCTGACACACTTTAACAGGCGAGCCTCTTGAGGAATGAGCAGCGCGCCCCTAACTATGCCATATTGACAAACGGAAAGCGCAAATGCTTGAACACCTCGCGGGCTTGATTCTCAATCGCCCACAGCTTGTAACGCCACAATACGCCGAGACGGTCATGGCCGTTCTTTCGGGTCGTGTTGGTGTGGATGCAAGTGGTTTGTCCGCCTCCGGCGGCGCGATGCGTTCTGATGAGCAGAGAATGATCGGGAGTACGATGGTGATCCCGATCACAGGATCGCTGACGCACAGGCCTATGGGCATCAATGCAATGTCAGGCGTGGCGAGTTATGCCAGCATGCAGTCTGCTGTTGAGGATGCGATGTCCATGAGCGATGTCCGCAACATCCTCCTTGACTATGATAGCCCCGGCGGAATGGTATCAGGGGCCTTCGACTTCCGAGACTACCTGATGAGCGTTCGCGGTCGAAAGCCGATGTATGCCGTCGCGCGCGACACGATGGCGTCTGCTGCATTCTTGCTGGGTTCGACGGCGGACAAGATTTTCGTCTCTCAGGAGGCGTCGGTGGGATCAGTCGGTGTGATCTATACTCACGTTGACCGATCTCAGGCAATGGAAAATCAGGGCGTAAAGCCAACCTTTATCTATGCTGGCGACCGAAAGATCGACGGCAACCCAGCTGAACCCCTATCCGCCGAGGTTCAGGAAAGAATCCAGAACTCGGTAGACGCCACATACGGCAGCTTCGTTGCTGCAATTGCTGAGGCTCGCGGGATGTCAGAGCAGTCTGTTCGCGACACTCAGGCTGGAATGTTCACAGGGCAGTCGGCTGTCGATGTCGGCTTCGCTGATGCAGTTGGCTCACTCAGCGCTGCCCTTTCAGAAATCTCGGCCACCGCGCCGCGATCATACCCTTCATCAAACATGAGGACTTCAACGATGACAGAAGAAGAAAAGCGCGCGGCTGCTGCTGAGGAGCGCGCCCGCATTTCCGCGATCACGACTCACGCAAGTGCCGCTGGTCGCCCGAAAATGGCGAACCATCTGGCCTTCAACACACAGATGTCTGCGGAGGATGCGATTGCACTCCTGTCCGTTCCTGAGGCCGATGCCGTTATCGCAGATCCAGTTGATCAATCCGCCGAGCTTGCAGCGGCTCTTGCTGAGAACGCAGCTCTGAAGGAGGCGGCTGCCTCTGAGCAGTCCAAAGCCCTGAGCGAACTCGCAAAAAGCGGCTCGGGCGTTTCAGCGGACTCTGAGGTTGATGGTGATCTGGAGATGTCCGCCGAAGACCAAGCCACCGAGCGTGCGCGTATGAACGCCCGCAAATTCTTCAAAAGATCGTAAGGGAGACCCGAGATGGTCACAACAGTTCCATACCCCGCCAAGGGCCACGCAGGCATCACTGATGCGGCGTTCTCCCGCAACTTCTGGATCGACGCAGGTGGTCAACCCACCTACGAAAACTGGACCGTAGCGCAGGGTCAAGTCCTGCTCGCGGGCCACGTCCTCGGCCTGATCACCGCCACCAATCAGCTTGTCGAGTCCGACCCCGCAGCCGGTGACGGCTCCGAGAATGTGTTCGCGATCCTGAATGAGGACTTGGATACGTCCGCAACCGGCATCAACGCTCCCGTCGAGGTCAGCGTCCTGACCACATCCAACCGGATGATCAACTTCAACGCGCTGGTCTACAACGCGGCATGGGACAAGTACGCACTTCGTGCGCAGCTGTCACGTCGCCCGTTCGCCACCCGCACTCCGATCTACTCGGCTCTGTAAAGGAAGAACGCAGATGAATCGTTACAGCACACAAACCGTACTCGCCATGGTGGAAGAGGTCGAAGCACAGCGCGGCTTCTGGACTTCTTTGGCGTTCTCCAACACCGTGTTTTTCGACACAGACACCATCGAGTTTGACATGAAGCGTGGCGGCAAGCCCGTCGCTCCCTTCGTTAGCCCGATGGTCTCTGGCGTTGCGATGCGCCGTGAAGGCTACGTCACCAAGAGCTTCAAGGCAGCCTACCTGAAGCCCAAGTCATTTGTTGGCCCCACGGACGCCCTGCTTCGCACAGCAGGCGAAGGCTACAACAACCAGCAGCTCGATCCCGCCACTCGCATGGACCTGCTGATGGCTCAGGAGCTTGGCCGTCACGACGAGATGGTCGCAAACCGCATCGAATGGATGTGTGCTAAGACCGTTCTCGAAGGCGGTTATCTGGTATCCGGCGAGGACTACCAGCCTGTGCAGGTTGACTTTGGTCATCCAGCAAACCTCCGTATTGCACTCGCGGGTGCGGCGACGTGGGATCAACCCACCGCATCTCCGACTGATCCGCAAACACCCCGACTTCAAGGATCGTCTCAACAGCGACTTCTCTGCTGGCCGCATGAATAAAACCATGCTTGACGATGGTATTATGACCGACCCGGTTGGTCTGAACTACGTCGGTCGCCTCGACTCCAAGCTGGACCTCTTCGTGTACGACGATTGGCTCACGGACGACGACGGTAACGATGTTCCACTCATGCCCGACAACACAGTTGTCGTCATGTCCCGTGGCGGTATGGAAGGCACCCAGTATTACGGCGCCATCCTCGACTCCGATGCAGGCTTTCAGGCCATGAAAATGTACTCGAAGTCACGCTCTTCGTGGGACCCAACAGGCGAAGAACTGCTCTCGCAGTCAGCGCCCGTCGTCGCGCCGCGCCGCATGAACACATGGGCCGTCATCAACGTCGCATAAGCGATACAGCGCGGGCCTGCGGGCCTGCGCACTTTCTTGAATGGAGGCAGATATGCCATTGAAAACTGAAGCCGAATGCTTGGTCACGTCTGATGACTTTGCGACTATGAACTACGGCGTTCGCCGTGAGCACAAAGCTGGTGACACCGTGTTCCTGCCCGCTGACGTGGCAAAAGAGATGGAACACCAGGGCGCAGTGCAGATCGTTACGCCCGCAGATAACTCGTAAGGGGGCCGACATGGTAGAACTGGTAGCACTCAAGCACCTTCACCTCGCAGACAAAGAAGCCAAGAACGAAGGCAAGCGTTATCGTGAGGTGACTGTTGGTGAGAATTTCAACGCATCCGAATCCGACGCGCCGCGCCTCGTAAAGCGCGGCTTGGCCGAGCAGCCAAAGGTGGAGCAGGTGGAAGCACCTGAGACGCAGAAGCAGGGCGAGCCGCAGAAGCAGGGCGAGCCGCAGAAGCAGGGCGAGCCGCAGAAGCAGGGCGAGCCGCAGAAACTGAGCGAGCAGGCCAAATCCAACGGCCCAACGCAGCAGAAGTAATCACCCATGATCGAGGTCATGGCGTCTGGGCTGGGATTTCAGCCGATGTGGGAGGTTTCGCTTGCGACACCTGCGCGGCTCACAGCCCAGACGGTAAGCACATTAGTGGAGGTCGAGATGAGTTCATACGCAGATATCGGCCTCGGCTGGCATGAAGTTAAGGTGAACCTATCCGCCGCTGTGGCGAGCCTCGGATTCACGCCGGAAAGCGTCACAGCTCGCATCCTATCACCAGACGAAGACCTAGATTCTCATGTCGCGGATTGGGTCGTAGCAGATGCCCGCGCTCCGGGGTCGTTCGATCCACAGGTGTATTCTGAGACTCGCACAACGGCATCTTGCGAAGAGGAGGATCACACCTTCCTGAGCTTCTGGCACGAGTTTTGCGAGCGCGGGGAGTACAAGGTATCCTTGGCTTTTGAGTTTGACTCAGGTCGAACCGTGACATCCAACAAGGCAATTCTGATCCGCGCCGCGGACGGACTCTACGAAAGCATCTGAAATGGTTAAAGTTGCACACACCGGCGTCCTGTCAAAGCCGCCCTCGGATCGCGTACTCTTCAAGATCGACTGGAGTGACTTCCTGAACTTGCAGGTAAGCCGCCGCGCCCCAGTGTCCGATCATATCGACGTTTCCGAATGGGCTATCTCCTCGGATTCCCCAACGGCCAATGCCGTCATTGTCGAGGGGGGATTCGATGAAAGCGGCGGGATCACTTGGGTGACAATCGACGGTGGGTACGAGGGTGATGTTCTGCACATCGAGAACACGATCCACACGCGCGGCGGGTCTGTAAACGGGAAGAGCACGCCCGCCCAGCGCTCCGTGCGCCAGCTTCGCATTCGCATCTCTGACAGGGGTGTGGGGCTTGTCGGCGGTACGCTGTGCTAACGAGATACGACCAAATCGAGGCGCGAACAATCAAAGCGCAGCAGCGAATTTTCGGGTCATGTTTCGACATCCTTCCCATGAAGGTTCGACCCAATAAGCGCGCAGTTCGTGATCGCGTCAGGCAGGCTCAGGTAAATGTGCAGGGTATCCGGTATACCCATCACCAGCTCACCGACATCGACAAGTCCGACCACATCGACCGCGCGAATAGAAGCAAGTCCATGTCGTTCAACAACGTGAGTGGCAGGAAGATTCATGTCGAGTTTCTCTATTGCGATCTGGATTGGATTCCTCAGCAGCACGACGTGATCATCTTGAAAGACTCTGACCTGGCATACGAGATCATCGACCAGATCCCATCAGGGCATTCTGACATCAAATTCCATGTGGGCGAAATTGAGGGGCCATACAGTGTTGACAGTTGATTGGAACTCACAGCGCAGAGATATCCGCCTCGGGGTGGTTGCCGCTCTGTCGAATGGCGGTGTTGAGCCATTCCCCACTGCGGCTCAGGATCGTGTGTACGACTCCCGACAAGACCCCCTGATGAACAATGAGGAAGGTCGCAATATCCCCGCGATGACGGTCTACACAGACTCGACAAAGCGTGACCCGATCTCACAAGGCTTCCCTCCATTCAACAACAGGCTTCATGTGATCGTTGAGATTTCAGTTGGCGGCGCGGGCAGCCTGATTGAGACCGACTCAGAAATGGAAGCCATGCTGGACGCCATGGAAGAGCAAGCCTTGAAGGCGCTGTTCAGCCCCGAGGAGGAGGGCGCGCTTCAGTTTCGACGGATGATCAAGCGGGTCAACGGGGTCGAGTCCATGAGACTCGCAAACAACAGTGTGAACACCCGATTGGCTATGCGTGATCTGATTATTGAAGTCGAGTATGATCAGAGGTGCGCCCCATTGAGCAAGGCATTCCCTGAGTTCTCGAAGCTCCACGTATGCACGCCAACACTTCCAGACTTGGCTCACAAGCTGTCTGTTGACGAGCTGTGTGTGACGCAGCCCAGCGCGCCTCCATTTCAAACAACAGACTAATTGAGATCAAACCCTTGCCATATCGGTAAGACGCAACCACATACAAGGCAACACGGAGATTGCAATGCAATACAAATTCATCAAGCCATCGGACCCAGAACTCGTTCTGCGCAACCACCAGAAAGCAATGGCGGCAGTGCCTCCCGAAGGGGAGCTTGTTCTCTGGGATAGCACATGGGTGCGCCGGGTTCGCGATGGTTCCGCGGTGCTCGTGAACCCCGAAAAGCCAGCTGCCGAAAAGACGCCAGAAGCACAGCCAGAGGTGCAGCAGAAGCAGGCTCCAAAGACGTTCGTCGGTGAGGCGAAGGTTGCCGATCCGAAAACCGAAAACCCCAAACCCAAAAGTGACCGAGGTTAAGCAATGCCCATTACGTTTGAGAACATCCCAGCGGACCTCCGAGTCCCACTCTTCTACGCCGAACTCGTATCCGGCGGCACCCCCTTTGACTCCGCAGAGCGTCTTGTTCTGGTCGGTCAGATGATGCCAGCTGGCACAGCAACACTGGATGAGCCTGTGCTTGTTCCCGGTGGCAACCGCGTCGAGGACATCATGTTTGGCGCAGGCTCCATGCTTGCGCAAATGGTAAAGATCGCCCGCCGCAATGCACCATTCCAAGAAATCTGGGCACTGCCCGTAACCGACGGCGTAGGCGCAACACAGGCGACAGGCACTGTTGACTTCACCAGCATTGTATTTCCGCTTGCAACAACTCAAGCTGTGACAGTGTATGTCGGTGGAGCTGAGTACAATATGATCGCGACCACAGCATCAACAGCCATCACGGTCGCTGATGACTTCGTTGCGGTGCTGAACTCGGACAGCGATGCGCCTGTATCCGCAGTCAATGCAGCCGGTGTTGTTACGCTGACGGCAAAGCAGGCAAACTCCCTCGGCAATGACGTTGATGTTCGCACCAACCTGATTGGTGACGAGTCCGCCGTATCCTACGATGTCACAATCACACCAATGGCAGGCGGTGCGGGCGATCCCGACATCACGCTCGGTCTGGCGAACCTGACGGACGGTGACTTCATGTGGGTGGCAACGCCTTACGCTGACGCCGTGAACATGGAAGCCTTGCGCCAGTTCTATGACGCCGAGACAGATGGCCGTTGGTCTCCCTACGCACCCGCACTGTACGGTCACGCGATCACCGCGAAGGTCGATAACCTTGCAAACCTGTCCACTCTGGGCAATCTGCACAATGATCCGCACGTCAGCGTTGTGGGCATCAATGCTCTTCCAACTCCTGTCTGGGAACTCGTCGCGGCGCTGGGCGCAAAAATGGCCCTGCACCTGTCTGATCCCCCAGAGCTGTCGCGACCACTGCACTTCATCGCCCTTGATGGTGTTGTCGCACCGCGTCAGCCTGACCGCTTCACTGTGACTGACCGCAATGTCCTGCTGTATGACGGCATCGCCACACTGACAACAGACCGCACAGGCCAGTTGCAGATCGAGCGGATCATCACGACCTACAAGAACAACGCATCCGGCGCTACTGACAACACCTTCCTTGATGTGCAGACGCTCGCTCAGTCACAGTACATTCTGCGCTACCTGCGCAACAAGGTTGTGACGCGCCACGGACGCCAAGGTCTTGCGGATGACGACGCGCCGCGCATTCAGGGCATCACCCGCCCGCGCGACATCAAGTCCACGCTGATCGCCGGCTATGCCGAGCTTACCGAGCTTGGCGTCGTGGAGAACGAGGAAGCATTCGCTGCGGGCCTTGTGGTCGAGCGTAACATGATCGACCCGAGCCGCATTGACGTGTCCCTGCCGTTCGATGTTGTGAATCAGCTTCGCGTGACCGCCATTCAGGCGATCGCGAACCTTCAAATCTCAAACCAATAAGGAGACCTGATCATGGCAGGTTGTTGCATTTCGGCGGGTGGTATTGTCACCCTCGCCATCAACGGGGAGCTTTATGCTCTCCGCGGCTCAGTCACCGTTATGGCTTCAAACGTGGAGCGCTCCGAAGGCTCCAATATTGACGGCTCCACCTACGTCACCTCAAAACCGGTGCCGCCCACGATTGAGATGACCCTCAGCGACCGCTGTGGGCTGTCCCTGATCAACCTCCTGAATCTGCCGTGCGGCTCAGACGCCGTTGTGGAGATGCCTGAAGTTGGTCGCACCATGGTCCTGGTCAACGCGACCCTCGTCGGTCGCCCAAGCCTCAATCCCGAAGACGGTGCGATCTCCGGCCTGAAGCTGGTCGGTTCCCGCATGCGTGAAATTCTGGATGATCCCGTCTAATACGACTGAACAGTCAGACCGGATTTTACCCCTGCGCTCCGGCGCGGGGGTTTTTCGTTGTGCCAATATAGCATCTGCATCTGGCAACTTGCCGCATCAGTACCTACATCAGCGGAAGCCGCACCGAGCGGCAGGCAAAAGCACAAAGGCATGAAAAATGAGCACGACAATTACACTCCGCAGCCCGATCAACGACGGCAAGATTAAAGAGATCACCCTACGCGAACCCACGATGAAGCAGCTGCGCAAATACGGCATCCCTGTTGATGGCAGCACGCAATCAATCGACTTCGACCGCGCGGCCCCGATGATTGCCGAACTCGCAGGTATTCAGGCGACTTTCGTTGATGAACTGACAGCCCGCGATTCCATCGACGTGACGGCAGCGCTGATCCGTATGGCAGCAGGTGAAGAGGCTGTCACCGAGAGCGAGGCGCCAGCTGAGGGAAACGACTAGACCTCCTAGTCGATGATCTCGTTTTCGGCCTTGAGTGGCCCGTAAGCGAGGTGGAGGAGATGACACCCGCCGGAGTCCTGTACTGGCATCGGCGGGCCGTCGCATACCGAAAGCGCCAGAAAGACGAAGGATAGGTCTTGGAAAAAATCGTCACCATCAGGATCAAGGCGATTGATCAAGCCACTGGCGCTATCGGTGGTGTCCAGAGCGCCCTAACAAACGCGGCTGGCTCTCTTTCCAAGGTATCTACACAGGTACAGCTGGCTGGCTTTCGATCAATGGCAGCCGTCACCTTCCCCATCACCGCTATGGCTAAGGGTCTGACCAGTACAGCCGAGTCCTTCTCGGAGGCGCGCAACGAGCTGGAGGCTGTGGTCTCTGGTGCGATATACGGTGATGAGGCGTACAGGACCGACAAAGAAAGACTGGATGCCACCGAGAAGGCAATGAGCCTCCTCAAGACCCGCGCAATGGAAGCAGCGGAAAACTCCAAGTTCACGACCATCGAGGCAACCCAGGCTCAGGAGTTTCTCGCACGAGCGGGTCTAAACGCGGAGCAAACGGCTGGCGCAACCAAGCCGTCGATCAATGCGGCGACTGCACTCAAAATGTCTACCGCTGACACCGCCGACAAGATGACAAACGCCGCCCTGTCGTTCGAGTTCGATATGGATGGGGCTGAGGCGACTGAGAGATCGCTGGGGCGCATCGCTGACCTTGTGGCTACCGTATCCACCAGATCTAACGTCAGCGGCCCGCAGGCCTTCGAGACCATGAAAAACCTCGGCGCGATTTCTGTCGCCATCGGTCAGGACATGGAAGAGGTTCTGGCGATGACCGGCGCCATGGGTGATAAGGGTGTCCAAGGTAACTATGCGGGTGTTGCCTTGCGATCCACTATTGCGCGCATGCTTGCCCCAGTGAAGAATGTTCGCACGGAGCTGAAGGCGCTGAATGTCGATCTCTCCGACTTCATGTCAATGAAGGGCGCACCGGATACCGACAAGTTTTTCAACCGGATGGCTGCATCCGGCACAGTCTCCATGCAAAAACTGGAGCAGCTTCGACCTCAGATCGACGGCATATTGCAAGACAGCTCTAAGGGTATCGCCGACAGGATGGGTGATATCCAGCAGGTCATTATCGACGGAATCGGGTTGAAGGGCGCGGATGCGGAGGCCGTGAGTGAGTCTGTGTCTGGATTTACGGCTTCCATGCTAGACCGCTTTGACTTCATGGGGTTCCTGAAGGCACTGGATGAAGCCAACGTAACAGGCGGGCAAGCTGGCCTCATCTTTGGCAAGTACCACTACGACAAAATCCTCGGCCTGATGAAGAGCTTCGAGAAGGGTGGGAATGAGGCTATCGTGAACGCCTCACAGCTAATTCGACAATTCTCGAAAGCAGTCGGTGATCTTAGTCCGTACATCATCAAGACCACTATCGCTGTGGGAATCTTCGCTGCGGCTGTTGGGCCTGTGCTTATCTACATCGGCCTGATGGGGCAGGGTATCGCGGCCCTTATGGCTACATTCGGCGGGCTTGCTTCTGTTCTGACTGGTATCGGCGGAATCTTCGGGACCGTGTTCTCGCTTGGTGCGACTCTCATCTACTCGTACAAGGCGTCTGTCAGTGCGCTGTTCAAGGCGGTTCTCAGCCTCAAGATGTTGATGGCTTCACCATTTCTCCTGTTATTCGCGGGCGTTGCGGTTGGGGCGATATCGGCTGTTTCCGAACAGTTCGGATCGCTAGGTGCCCTCATGCGCGAGGTCATCTCTGGCGCGGAGGTAGCGGGCCGCGCGATCCGCAATATCGTCATGGGTAAGTTGTGGGATGACAGCGACTCCGTGAGACGCGGATACTCGATGCTGGGTGAGATCACGGAATCAGCAACAAGCCGTATGAGAGAGCTTGGTGTAGCCGCGAGAGACGCGATTGCCGACAGTGTGTTCGGGCCTCGCAACGCTGACCGCGCTGTCGCTTCTATGTCTATGATATCGGATGGACTTGGCAATATGTGGGACGCGCTGTCCAGTCGTGCGGCGACGACGGACTTCATTAGTGGAAGCGTTATCGGATACATTGTTGATGCTGCACCTGAGGCCGTGCTGAGAGCAACGGTTGCGATCCAGGATCGCGTTTCGGAGTTCTTGGAGTGGGCCTCTAAAATCGGCACCGTAGACTTCAATTCTCTGATTGATGATATCTGGTGGGCGTTCTCTGCGGAAGGTGCGCAAGCAGCATTCGCGGCGGTCAATGACTACATCGCCAGTGGAGTGAAATCCCTAATTGATTTCGCGAACCAGTTCTTCCTGCTTCAGCCTCTAGTGAGTGCGATTGAGTCTGGACTCGAGTCCATATCCGGCTTCATGGAACGGCTGCCGTCTATAGGTGATGTGGGTTTGGGCCAATACCTCAAAACACTGGGCGCCGTACTCCTCGGTCTTCGCGCCATGGAGGTGATCAAGAATCGCATCATCGTAGCGTACAGATACCTATCACATTACATGGGAGTCGTCTGGGCGGCGGCGGCGCGCGTGGCGGCGGCGTTGGTATCCTTTAAGGCTGTCGGCATCTACCTGCTGGTGGAGGCCGTTATACAGCTCTCACAGAACTGGGATGCGCTGTCGGAGTCTGTGGTGGCATTCTGGGAGACACTCAAGGGCGGAGATTGGTCTGAGATCATGTCTGGACTGAGCGAACTCGCGCCGGTGGTGAAGGATTTGCTTGGTGACATTTTCGCCAACCCAGTGACGATGGGATACATCGGCATAGCTCTCGCAGCGCGTCTGGGGCCGCGGATATTGGCTGCGCTCGTGGGCATGGCGCCACTTGTTGCTGTCGGGATATCCTCGGCGTTCGCACTGGGCATCGGCGGCGCCGCAGCGGCCATTCTGTCAACAACGGGGATCGCGATATCGGCGGCATTTGCCGGTGCATTAGCGCTACTCTCATCAAAGGGCGATGAGGTGAATGCACTGTTTGGCGACATGCTTTCCAGCGGCACCGATTTGCTTGGCGGCATCGGGCAGGTCATCACCGGATTCATAAGTGGCAATGCTGACGCGGTGACTGAGGCGCAGCATCGCATCTCCAAAGCTCTGGCTGGGATATGGGATTCAATCTCAGGCCTTGGATCGCTTGCTGGATTTTCACTAATGGAGGTTCTGTTTGGGGATGAGGCGGGGCGCGCCAGCGCTGCCATCGGTAAGATTTCAGAGGGGATCACCAACGCCGTTGTGGAGATGGGTTCGTTCCTCAAGACTTTGGCGATCAAAGCGATGATCAGTGATCCAGTGATTTACGCTGCGGGTGTGATTGATGAACTCACCGACACCCTGCGCGGCGCCGCTGTTGCGGCACTAGAATGGCTGGCATCGTTTGACCCTGAGGGCCTGAAGGCAAACATTCAAGCGCTGTGGCTCTTGATCAAGGTTGTATCTTACGCTGCGCTTGATTGGGTTAAGAGTTTTGCTGTCGTTCAGTGGATCATGGATGTGACAAGCGATAGCGTTCAGGCACTCCGTACCTCGATCGCAGACCTACTTGAGTGGGTTGGTCAGATCGCAGACATCGACTTCGGGACTGCTATTCCAGATTTCTTCAAGGACGGTAGTATCGGTCAGTGGATTACAACCTTCCTTGGATTGAAGGTAGCACTGCGGGCGATGCGCTCCGTGCTGCTAGGATTCCTTCGGGTTGCCTTGTATCCGTTCAAGATCGCCTGGCGGGCACTGATGGTTGTGCTGTCTCCTTTCACTGCGCTGTTTAAGGGCATCTGGTCAATGCTTACCGCTCTTGGCCGAGTTATGCTCTCGATCCCCGGCGGAATGGCCGCTGTAGGTAGTGCAGCTAAGGCCGCTGCGGTCTCCCTCGCACCTCTAGGCGCACTCCTTGGTCGTCTGGTTCGGTACGTGTTCTCACCGGCGAACATGGGCTTGATGCTACTGACTGAGGTTACGCTAGAGCTGTCCCGACACTGGGATTCTGTGTCCGAAGCAATCGGCGCATTTTGGACAGCCCTGAAGAGTGGAGATATGGAAGCGATCAAGGCGGAGCTTTCTGATCTAGCCGCAGTTCTAAAGGATGTTTTTGCCGACGTATTCGACAATCCTTGGATTATCGCAGGTCTCGGAATCATGCTCGGACTCAAGGCGGTGCCGGTAATGAGTGCCGCTGGTTCTTTGGCTGGCGTGGCGTGGCGTGGCGCATGGATGGTGGCCGTGGGTATCGGGGCCGCTATCGCGAAGGTCATCGGAGTAATTGCAACTGCTGGCTGGGGCGTTGCAGGCGCCGCTGCTGGTGCTGCGTGGCAGGTAGGATTCATCGCTGGCCTTGCGGGTCTAGCTGCGGGCGTTGCGGCTGCCCTCACGACTGACTTCATGGGCTTCAACGCTGGCATAGGAACGAAAGAGCGAGATCAGCAGATCGAGGATGAGGTCTACGGATTCTCTCCAGACGTTCAGGATCGCCTCAGGTCCATGTTTGAGGACTACGACAAGTTGATGGAGATCGACAATGGCAGCGGCGCCCTCGCTGTCGCGGATGCGATCAATCAGCTTATGGCTATGTCTCCGCGTTACAACGAAGACGGCAGTGAGATCGCAACGAAAACTCCAACCAGTCAAGGGGGTCCATCTGTTGCTGATCAGATGCCATTCAAGCAGACGATCCCGCTCGACTCAACAAGCGCACCCACCCTCCTTGAAGCTGATGCGCTGGCCGTGAGTGAGCAGAACGGTGCCGAACTAAATGCACGCATCAGTGCCCTTCAAGCCGCTATCGACACCCTGACTGGCAAAGAGGGAAAGATCGACGCCACCATCACTGTGAAGTCCCTACCCGGCACGCAGGTGGTTGGAGCCACCTCCTCAGGCTCGGGCGATGTGAAAACCAAAATGAATGTCGGCAGATCGACAACAGCAATGTAACGGAGAAAATTAAATGACCATCAAGGCACTCAGAGAGATCATCCTCGACACCGAACTAACAGGCGGCGGAATTAACCGTTCGTTCTACGCTATCGACGCGGTGCTGGATGTTCCCGCTGACCGTGAGGCACAGCTGATCCGCGATGGTGAAGCAGTGGCATCCACAGAAGTACCCACACCACCATATCGCACACAGTTTCTTGTGGACTATGATTTCACCGAGGAGCCAGAAGAACTCCCCGCAGATGCAAACGGCATCCTGAGCAACGACGGCTCCGGCAATCTCAGCTGGCTCCCCTACCAACAGGTAGGTGGATTCCTGATGCCGGGAAGTCCCGGTGTCTCGCAGATCATCCGTACTCCTGTCGCAAATCAACCGGATCGCTTTGTTCACAGCGACGGCTTTGGGAATATCACACGCTGGCTGGGCGGCACCTTGGGTTTCAACCGCCTTGAGCACAATTACTCAGATGACACACTCAAGCTCTTCGATGAGTATAACAACGAGCGATCCAGCATTGACTTGTCCAAATACTCATTCCAAAACCGCATCGTTCGGGGCAGCCTGAATGGCGCTACTCTCGTTCTTGAGGATAACGCGACGGGAACATCCAACGTATCCATCGGCCTTGGTGGCCTGAAGGCTGTCGTCACCGATAACGGAGATGGAACGTACCTGCACTCTATCCTCGGTGACGATGTGCTCATCGACACCCGCGCTAACTCCAGCTCCACTTCCCCAGCGTCCACCTCTGGGCAGGGCGAGATCGGCACATCCTCAAAGTCCGCGCGCGAGGATCACCGTCACGCAGCCCAGCGCCCCAGCGCTGACGCAGACAATAGCGTTGTCGTGGGATCTGATGGGCTTCACTATTTCAGCGAATATGTGACATCTCTGTCATACGACGGCTCCGCCACACTCTCATATGAGGATGAAAACGGCGACACGCACCAGATGGACATCAGCGGCGTTGTACCGCTGTCCACTATGCCCGCCTTGATGTCCGCTGTGGCTGGCTCTGCCGGCGCATCCACCGCGGTTGCGCGCGAGGATCATCAGCACCCACATCAAGCGCCCAGCGCCGACAGCAACAACAGCATCTCTGTTGGCGTAGATGGCCTGCACTTCTTCAAGGAGACGGTCACGTCTCTGGTAGCGAACGCCACATCTGGTGATCTCGAATATACCAACGAGACGGGCACAAGGGTGAATGTCGCCATCCCAGCCCCATCACCCACGAAGTTCAATCAGTCTTGGGACTCGATTCAGACTGCCACCTCGTCGGAGGTAGCCGCACTGTCAATGTCTGATGAGGTTCTGATCGAGGTAGCCAGCGGACAGGTGCGTCAGGTGAGAATCTCTGACCTGCTGGGCATGATCGGAACCCCGACAATTACCTTCGACACCACGAGCAGAATCCTGAACTTCACGGATCATAAGGGCAATCTGACCGTTCTTGATCTGACCTAACCCTTGCCATATTGGCAAATCGACCACACATAAGCGACAACCCAAAAGCAAAGAGAGCAGCCTCATGCCATTTTACCGGATCACCTCAGAAGAAAATGAAGCCATTGTTCAGGTCGTAGAACCCGGCGGTGCCCGCGTATGCCGTTATTGGTATCGGGATGGTGACATCGTTGAACTCGAAACCGCTGTCGGTCAGCAGCTTGTTGATGATGGTGAGGCTGTCATCGACACGTCCGGCGACCCTGTGTCCATCGCCTATCAGGTCCGCTGTTTCGCAAACCCCGCGGCAGGTAAATCGAACCCATTCCAGCTGCCGCTCGATGGTCCCGGCTACCTGAAGAACGACGGCAACGGCACGCTGTACTGGGAAATCCTACAGACGGGCGGCGGGCCTTCTTCCGTGACAAACAACGGCGACGGCACATTCACGCATGATGACGGCCTTGGTGTAACTGAGACATGGTACGGCCATGCAGAGACGATCACATCTCTGTCGTACAATGTGGCGGCGCGCGAGCTGACATACACCGATGAGTTGGGCGTTCCGGTAACGCACAGCATGGGTCTTGATGTCTTCGTTGATGGTGGCACCTTCAACCCCGTCACAGAAATCCTTACCCTGACGGACAACTCTGGCGCCACACCTGACATCACGATTGATCTGGCGACTCTGCGCGGCAAAGTCACAGATAATCTGGATGGCACCTACACCTACTCCAACAACAAAGACACCGATGTCACATGGTCCGGCGACGACGAGGTTGTCACCGCAGCCGCCCCTCTGACTGGCGCGGCTCCCGACGGCGCGCAGTGGGGCTTCGACAACGCCAACGAGGTCGCCTATTACGTTGACGCTGCGGGCAACTGGGAAGTCTTCGCCGTGGACCGCGAGGTTGTGGTTGGCGCGATCCCCTTGACCGGCGTAGCGCCTGAGGGTGCAAAGTGGGGTTACGACTCCAATCTGAATGTCGCATACTATGTTGACCCAGCTGGCGACTGGGAGGAGATCTCCTTGGGCGCCGAGCACATGCGGACGGAGCGCGCCGAGGTTGACCACGGCACGTCAGACTTCACGCCCGATCTTGATGAGGCTGTCTATCACAAGGTTGGGACGGTAAACACCGGAACGCCCATCGTTATCGCTGCCCCAGTGAACGGTGAGGCTGGTGACATGATTGAGATGCAGCTCACTGGGCGCCGCTTCCAGTTTGCACCCAACTACGTCTACCCCGATGGCAAACCCGTAACAGAACTTTCTGTCAGCGATGGCCGTCCGACAAACACAGTAAAGTTCATCCACTCAAACACAAGTGGCAACGTGTGGACTCTTGCTGAGACCAGCTTTGCAAACGAGTACAATTTGCCAGAGGTTGTGATCTCTGACGTTGATCTGGTTGGCGCTGCCCCAGAGGGTGCAAAATGGGGCTACAACCGTGTGCAGGGGGTGGGCTTCACCGTCGATGCCTCTGGTAACTGGGAGGAGCAAGCGGAGCGTGAGGTCTTCATCGGTTCAAATACCGACTGGACGCTTCCCGCACCACATGGCGCGAAGTGGGGCTATGACATAGCAACCCGTCGCATGTACGAGTCCAATGGTTCTGGGGCACCTTGGAGCCTCGCGCAAACCTACAACTACCGCGGCGAATGGATCGCTGGCGACGTATCAACATGGGATGACCTGTACCACCACGAAGGTGATATGTGGGTCAACGTCGGTGGTGATGTCACCACAACCGGCACTGATCCTGCTGCGCCGTTCTTTCGTAAGATGGGGGTTGCTCACGGCCACGAGTACCTTGAACGTGTTGCATCCTTTGATGTTGAGCCTGTCGATAATCGTCCATCAACTATCTACTCATTCGACGGTGCGTCAGGCAACACGGCAACGATCTTGCGTGATCAGGCACTGCACCGTGATGGCACAGAGGCATCCCGAGCTACAATCGTGAACAAGGGCAGCAACCTCCTCAGCATCACCGCGGGCGCAGGCGTTACACTGACAGGTGCAACCTCGGTCGCACCCGGCGTGATGGTTGAGATCGTGTACGATCAGGCGGGCACAGAGGCGCACATCGCGTCCTACAGCGCATCTGGCCTTGCGTTTGATTCCAAGTTCGTGAGCGGCGGTACGGTCTCCGCGGAGTACGGAAAGCACGTCACAGTAATTGCCAGCTCTCAAACCGCTGACGAGGGTGGCGCCATCACGCTCGACGGCACAAACACGAACACCGGCGACTATGGCGTGATCCACAACGGCACCGATTACACCCTTGATGTTGTTGTGACCAACAAGACCGTGGAGGGCAACCCGACAACCCGTTTGGCGTCCGGTGACACTCTTCGCTTCACCAACAACTCCACCAACAAAGTGGAACTGGATGGCCTCTATCCACATGAGACCCTTGAGGTATTCCTCGACACCAACGGTGGGAATTTGCCGATCGAGGTTCCTCCGTACCGTGATGTGATGTTCATCATCAATGTCCGTGACAGCAATACGACGATCCAAGCTCCAGTGGGGCACGACCTTAACGGTCGGATCACTTTCTTCCTTTCAAACCAAACCCAGCAGGATCGCGTTATTACGTTCGCTGGAGAATACTTCGCTGGCGACTCCGGCAAGGAGTTTGGTCAATGTTACCTGCCGTCGATCAACGGTCTGAATGTTGAGTTCACCAAGTTGGACTTTAACTTCTGGATGAGTCAGCGTGATCGGGTGCATGAGTTCAAGGCTCAAGGTGCGGGTGTTATGCGCGGCTGGAATGAGCACGACTCCATCATTGACCGTCAGAACGGTGTCGAGCTAAAGATGAATGTGGGCACGCAATATCGCGGACGCAGCGGCTTGATTCCGGTCGGCCACTACGGCATGTCCGATGTGGCGGTGAATGACATCGACACAGACCTGACTCCCAACATCCTGAGCGGTCGCGGTTTCTTGATGCTGATCTCGGATGGTGGCACGCACAACGTGAACGCGCCTGTCAACTTTCCTCAGCTGTTGAACGGTATGCCGATCACGGTCTCGATCGAAAACCTGAGCGGCCCAGCGGATGACGCGGAAGTGGTGTTTGATCCTGTGTATCAGGACATCAACGGCAACCCTCTGGGGACCATCACGCTGGCAGGTACTGCTTCTGGTCGCAGTGTTCGCACCTTCAACTTCATCCCGCAGACAGACAATGGCGCGGTAACAATGGTGCTGGATAACAGCCTTGGTGGCGGAGGTAGCATATACGATACGAACGGTACGCTCTCATCAGGCCGGAACGTCCAGATGAACGAACATCACCTTCAGTTTCTCCGTCAGATTGGAAGTGGTGACAACTTCGCACTGCCTTCAAACAGCGGCATGGTCGTGACAGGGAACTACTGCCATCAGGTATCTGGCATCATCATGGATGACGCGCGAGGCAATGGCGCCCATACGGTCACAAACCACCGTGGCGTGAACATCCTCACCTTCGCGAATGACACTGCCAACATCTCTGATCGCTGTACCTTTACGATGGGAACAGGTCTCGGAGATGATGACTACCTCGGCAGCTCATGGACGTTGCTTGCGCGGAATGAGACACCGCTAGATCGCCTGTTGGAATTTGGGGCTGGAAAATTCGTTAAGCAAGACGGCTCCGATGTGGGCACTATTGTGATGGACCCAGACTCCATGATGGCTCTTGAGTTCAAGATGACTCGGACCAATACCGCGAACGATAATGTATACGTCTGGATGAACGAGCCAGTGGTACTTCCAACCCCTTGGGGTGCCCTGGGCGTCGAGCACGACACCGGCGTCGATTACTTCGACGGCAAGCGCATCTACAGCATGGTGGTCAGTCACAATCTGACCAATCATGGCTCTTTTGTCGATGAGGTTATTCCCCTTCCTGGTCACGGCGTCGGCTACATTAGCAGCCTCGTGAGCTACGGCGGTGAGGTTTATAATGGAGCCGATCGGTATGTGATATCGGGCCACAACGATCTCACCGATGGCGTTCATATCCGTGATGGGAACCTGCTGTTCGGATATGATGGCAACTGGTCTGGTTACACATTGCTGTTCAACATTCAGTACACCAAGAACTAGCCAGGGGGGCGATTGCGTGAGTAGGGGGTGACTTTGGTCGCCCCCTTTTTTATGGTCAATTTTTCACAGTGGAGCCGCCATACATGCAAACCATCCCAGATCACATACGCGGGTCGATGCTCGCATCTATGGCGCTGCTGGTTGCGTCACGCAAGCTCGGAACCCCAATGACGCAGCAGAGGGCGCACTTCTGGATGTATCGGCATAATGATGTGCCCTGGACAATCTCAGCACTTGCTGAGGCCACGACAAGGGATCGCGCTACCGTGCGTGATGCTCTGGAGGGTAAGGGCGCACGGTATGTTACGAGATCCAGTGAAGGCTACATGCTTTCGGATGAGGGGTTGGTTTTCGTCTCTCGCAATATCGTCAGGTTCTTCAGGAACCTAGAGGAGCCGTACAGAAGCGGTCTCGCTTCGATGGTTAGAGGGAAGGATGAACCGCTTATATCCGCGGTGGAGATAGCAAACGAATGGGATACAGCGGGCCAGAAAGCTGGGAGGTCTCACTGCCACAACTCGACCTTCGCTGCTATGTACCAATGGAGAACTGGCGATCCCGTGATGGTGAAGCAGATATGTGACATCACCACGTACAGCCCTCAGAGCGTGAATCGAGAACTGATCGAATTGCAGAGAGAGGGAGTTGCTGCGCGGAAGGGGAAGGCGTGGGTGCTGAAGGGCAGGGCACATCTCAAAGCCGTAGGTATGGTGACAAGGATGACGTTTCGCACATCACCAAGAATACTGAAAAACATGAATAAACTAGCATCCTTCTCAAAACCCACACCACCTTAGTTGCCACTACGGCACGCAACGTGCGAAGCCTTCCGCACATTAACAACAAAAAAAGGGAGGGGCGCCGTGCCTACCGACATGGAGCTTGCGATGGACGCTATGAACGAAATCGAAGGTGAGCTGAGAAGGCTCATGGGACTGCATTTGGAGGTGATGGTTTACCTGACGAGAGGGATGGCTGCCGCTGGGGAGACCTCAAGGGATGATCGGGAGGTCATAAGTCAGGAAAATGATCTGAAGGCCATACGAGGTAAAGCGGCAGAATGACTTGCCAAATAGGCAACGCCGCACCACATGGTAGGGATGACATGCGCCAGCTTTGACGAACTGCTAAACCAGATGCGCTCCGCCAGTTTCGGCGGGGTGACTTTCCATGTGGATAGCACATCTGAAGACTACGGGCACCGTGTGATTGTTCACGAGTTCCCATTCTCCGACCAACATCACACCGAGTCACTGGGACGCAAGGCTCGCAAGATCGGTATCGAGGGATACTTCGTGGGAGACTCGTGGCTCTCCCAGAGGGACCGGATGATCGAGATTGCGGAGGGCGGAGAAATCCGAACTCTGCGTCACCCATTCTATTCAAGATTCATCTTTGCAAAGTGTATATCTTTCGGCGTCAACGAGACCAAAGAAGAACTCGGCATGGTGCGCTTCAGCATGGAGTTGGTCGAGGAGTTTTCGATTGACCTGCCATCGCCGCGGGAGTTTGTTCTATACAACATCAGGAATGCCCTTGACTCGTTTCTGGGTGCGGCATTCGATTCATTCTATCGCAGCACGAGTATCCGCCTGTTTGATGACATCGTTCGCACGACCACTATCGGTGGAATCGAGAAGTGGGCAGGTATCATCGAGCTTTCCCGAATACTGACTCCAATGAGGGGCGGCTCGTCGGTCGGCTCTGTTGTTGAGCGGCTGTTTAGCAACTCCGACAGGTTCGCGGATCACGCCAGCACAGCAACCGGTGAGTTCGGAATATCCGAGGGCGCTGTATCTCCAAATCCATATGCGCTGGGCGACGAGCTAACCAACGTGATCACCAACTGGCGAGCAGATATGATTGACCCAGATAGGTCCATCGAAGCGCTCGCTGAGGGGATTTACGAGGGTATCAACGTCAAGCCTGTCATCAGCGGTTCCGTCAGTAGACGCCGCGCGCGTGAGGCTGAGGTCGAGGTCGATAGGGTATTCAGGCGCGCGGTCGGCGGGCTGTGGGCGGAGATCACCGCGTCAAAGGACTACAAGGGGCGTCGGGAAGCCGTCGTGGCACGCAACAATCTCGTGCGATGGCTGGATAGCGAGGCTGTCCATATTGATCCCGCAAAGGAGCCTCAGGTGTACGAGGAGTTTGACCGCTATCGTGCGCGCCTCATGGAGGAGATCAACAGAAAATTCTCTGACAGCGCACCAATCGCGAATGTGCGGTCTGACCGACAGCTGTCTGCCGTCGCTCTCGCATACCGAATCTATGGAGACCCAGATCGCGCGCAGGAGCTTTGGCAAAGGAACCCCTCACCCAGCCCGTCGCTTATAGGGCCAGATATTGAGTTCCTCGCGCGATGACAGGCATATCTCTTATCCGTGGTGGCTCGGAGTATTCCCAATGGACATCCGCCTCGGTCACGGCGAGCATGAGTGAGGCCGCAAGGGGGTTCGATCTCAATATGGCTGAGGTCGCCATCGGAGACCTGTCTAGCGATATGTGGTTCTATCCGGGTGAGGAGGTCGAGGTCCGATCCGGTGATGACCTTCTGGCGCGCGGTTTTGTCAATGAATACAAGCCCAGCATCAGCGACACGCAGCACTCGGTCTCAGTATCGGGCAGATCAAAGAGTCAAGACGCCGTGGATAGCTCCGCCGATCACCCGACTGGTCGATTGGAGGGGATCAGTTTGGGGGATGCTGCGCGAGAACTCGCTGGCCTCGCTGGCGTTGAGGTGTCAGCAGAGAGCGGCACGCCGATGATCACTCGATTCCAGATTGATCAAGGTGAGAGGATCGTTGATGCGATTCATCGCCTAGCCGACTCCCACGGCTACACGCTCATGGGTATGGCGGACGGCTCGATGTCACTCATCAGGGGCACGGGGAATGATAGATATGGATTACCACTTGAAGAAGGCAGGTGGCCGCTGAAGTCAGCTTCAGCAACCATCACCGACACCCAAAGGTTCTCGTCCTACAAGATGAAGTCGCAGATACCCGGCGGTGTGGAGAGGTTCGGAACCAACGCCGCTCACGAGATAGCCGAGTTTCAGGATGCAGCTGTCAACCGTCTCCGACCATTCGTGGGTGTGTTGGAGGTATCCTCAGACGGCCAGACAAGCGCATCACGAGGCGATTGGCAGGCTCGACGCATGGCAGGCAGGTCATCAAAGCTGGACGTGACGGTGCAGGGATTCTACTTCGATGGCAAGCTGTGGGAGCCAAACAGACTCATTTTCGTGCATTGCCCATCAATGAGAATCTCGCATGAGATGCTTGTTGACAGCGTGACGTACAAGCAGGATTCATCTGGAACGTGCTGCGACCTGAAGCTGGTTCCTCCGCAGGCAGCGAAAAGCAAGTCCAAGGGCAACACGTCCAACGCATCTAGCGCACCTCAGTCTAACGGGGTGACTGCAACATCCCCGCAGCCAAGTGAATCCAGTGGCGACCCATACTCCCCCGAAGAGCCAGTCAGGAGATCCGCGCCGCGCATCGACCTTGGTTCGCAGTGGTCTTGGGCGAGCGAGGTGGGTCCGCAATGATGAGTATTGATGATCGCATACAGGAGTTGGAGGATGCTGTCAGGAGGCTCAAGGTCGCTCAGGCCAACACTGCTTCCCGAGGCACTCTGAGGCAA